AGGATAGGTCTGTTGAACTCTAACCTAATCTCTTGCCATAGAGATATTTATTGTGTAGCCTATATGGGCGCATCATAATCGAACCACAGGTTACGGTCGGTATTCACCTTGAACGAGGCTTCCGTTTCCTGCCGGAACGGGGATTTGTACCACAGGCTGTTTCCTTGTTGCTTTACGGGCGTGTAGCCCAGACTTTGCAGATAGTCTGCGATTCTGATTTGTTTCGCTTCTTGTGTAGTCATAATCTTACAATGGATTTAGTGATGAATGTAAAAACGATGATTTGATGAATCCGTACATCATTTTACTGAATGACAGTATAATACATATTCATCATTCTTTCATCAAAGTATTCGCCAAAAGAGAAATTCATCATTGATAGTGACGGGCATGGTGTGTCAGTCCCATTTATCCTTTTCATCATCGGAATACTTTTGATGAATATCTGATGAGAATATAAACCTGTATGTTTCAGTATGGTTATATGCTTGTTCATCATTTCATCAAAATAATCAGAGAGTTGTCAGATATTCTTTTGTCACGGTATAGAACCTTCCGGTTTTCCGTATGGGCAAATAGTGACATTCACGGGTACAGTCCACTTGGTAGGAGGTGTAGGTAAGCGTATTGGATGCAGGAGTGAGTTTCCAACATTCCTGTATCACTTTACGGACTTGGTGTTTCTCCACCTTTACCTGCGAGTGTATCAACAAAAGAAGAATATCGTTATAGCAGAACGAGAACGTGGCCGTGCCTGTACTGTCCATGATGTCGAGTATAAGCTCGCACATCTCGATTTCCAAACGGTTGCGGTTGCTGCGGATAATCTTCTGCAAGGCTTCGGTATGCAGTAATGACGGGGCAAACCACATCCGGCTTTCTTTTTTCGTTGCCATCGTCCTGTGCTGTAAATGATGCAGAAAAGCCGGGATTTCCGTTTTCAGCTTTTGCAGGAAATTGGTGTCGTCGGATTGCAGGCGGTTTATCTTGCGCACCCAATAACGTGTTTCGCCCGCATCGATGATGACAGGCAGATATTCGTTGTTGGAACACAGCACGAATTTGGCGAAAAAGGCTATCTCGTCACGGTCTTTGCCTTTGGCTTCCACTTTATAGGAGAGTGTGGTGCTGAGGTTCTTCAACCGCTCGCTGTCTTCCCTGCGGTTCAACAGCACCTCGTCCACCACAATGAGCAGTTTGCCCGTCCAGTCGGAATTGAACTGGCTACGGAAATCCTCGTTGGTGTTGAACGTGACGTTGTTCTGAAACATGGCTTTCAGGAAGTTCAGGAACGTGCTTTTGCCTGTGTTGCGTTCTTCTGATACCAACAGCAGGATAGGCAGTTTTTGAACAGGTTGCAGGTAGAGCAATTGCAGGTAATCCATGCCCAATTCGTACTGTTCACCGAAGATGTGGCGCACCAACGACTGGATACATAGAAACTCGCCTTGTTGCGGGCGGTGTCCTATCGGCTCGTAGAGATTCAGGAACTTGTCCACCACGGGACGGTAGTCCACATGGCCGGGGACGGTGCAGAAGCCGTCATACTTCGGCACGGTGGCGAGATAGTCCTTGCCGTAGTCCTGCCGCAATGTCTCGTTGTTCCACACGATGCGTTTCCTCACATAGCCACCGTTCAGACGGGGCTGGTTCACTAACTTGTAGAGGGTCGTACCCACACGGATAAACTCCTCCTTTTCTGTATTTTTCTTGTCCATAGGCACATATTGCTTTATGATTGTCGAATGTTTGTCTGGCGCAAAATTCGGCAATACAAACAAGACGGATTGACAACTCACACGTGACTCACGTAAGATTTTCTTGGATTTGGCTTAAAAGCATACGACAAAAGCCCGAAAAAGGTGCTTCTTCGGACTTTTGTTGGTAATACGTATTGCTGGTAAAACGGCAATACGTCTGTTCAACTGACCACAAATACGTTTTATCAGCAGTACGTTTTATTGATAATGCGTTTTATCGGCAATAGATTGACATATAAAGATTTGTCGGTTTCACTATTTCATGTCGCCATATCATTGGGCTTTATGCTTGATAATTAGACATATTCATATTGTGAATACCCGGCGAAAAGAAGAACATTGTTTTCTCTTTTCGCAAGTACAGCCTTTCAAATATGGCATTGCGCACCTGCTCCGCACCGAAGCTGTTGATGCGGAAAGCAAGCGCGACTACCATCGGAAAACTGAACACATCGGCATAATACCCGTTCTCCAGCCGGACATATCTCTGTCCTTCGTATTCTTTCAATACGCCACTTTTATACACGGCTTTGATGGCGGCATGGAGTGTCGAGACGATTACTCCGAACAGTTCCACCAATTCCGGCTCGCTCATCCAAATACAGGCGACATTTTCCGGCATGATGATATTATCATGTTCGCTTATTGTTATGATACCTCTTTTCATATTCATGTATTCAAGTTATACGAGTTTCATTCTGTCACTGATTTTACTTTCCAGCATTGAAAAATCCTTATCCAACTTCTCCGTAGTTATCTTGGCGTAATGTTGCGTGGTGGTAATCTTTGTATGTCCCAACACCTTACTTACGCTTTCTATCGGCATACCGTTTGAGATAGCCATCACTGCGTACGAGTGCCTACTCATGTGGAATGTCAAGTTCTTGTTTATTCCGCATTCAGCCGCAATCTGTTTCAACAAGACATTCGTCCAGCCGTTTCGATAAAAATTAAACAGGCGGTTCCCTCTGCGGAACGGTTCGTAACGGTCAATGATTTTGCAGGCACTCTCCATCAGCTTTACACGGAATGGAATATTAGTTTTCTGTCGCACCGATGAAATCCACAGACTACCGTTTATAGTGACAAGGTTATCTGTGGTGAGATTCTTGATGTCAATGAACGATATTCCCGTCAGACACCCAAAGACGAACAAGTCACGGACTACTGTCATTGCCGGGTCGTCGAAGCGGTGCGTCATGAGTGTCTGCACTTCTTCCTCCGTGAGGAACTCACGTTCCTTTGTACCGCCGCTGACATAGCTGTTTGCAAAAGGGTCTCTCGGTATCAGCCCGTTCTTGTGTGCATGGGTCACGATCGATCTCAACGGAGTACAATACAGCCTGATTGTGGACTGCTGCACACCAACCTCATTGCGAAGATAAATGCAGAACTGGTCGAGAAAGTCCCCGGTAAGCTCGTTCATGCCGATGTCGTTCCGCTTGTAATAATACTTGATAAAGTTTGCCACATGGGTACGGGAAATAGTATGCTTGTATAAGGTTTCCTTTGTCCTGTCCTTGCCTACACGTTTGGCAAAGTCAGCATTATGCTTGTCGAAAGCACGTAGCAATGTTTCATACTCTGTGCCAATTCCTTGATAGGCATTACGCACCATTTCTGCCGTCACGTATGCCTCCCTGTCGGAAATTCGCTGGTAATGTTTGATTATTTGCGCCTTGATGTTGTCGAGCGCAAAATTGATGTCACGCGCCTCCTTGCTTTTCCCTTTTACTCTGTTGGCTTTGGTGTCCCATTGTTCCACCGCAACGGAATACCTGCAACTGAACTGTGCCTGTGTCCCGTTGATTGTCACTCGTCCCATGATGGGGACAATACCGTTTTTCTCCTTGCTCCTGTTCACGAAGAACAGCACCTTGAATGTCGCTCTCATACTCGTCTGCTTTTTGGTTGCAAAATTAGTTTCACATGCGCTAAATGGCTGAAAGCAAACCTCCGCAGAACGGCGCAAAATCCGCATTAGGCTGTTAAAAACGCTGGTTTTACAGGGTTACGATTTGGAAACCTAACTGTTTCTGCAACCTGCGTAATTTTGCATTTTACCTATTCTGCAAAACTATGAGAAATATAGATTAAATCACTATTACACAAACATTTGGCTTTTTGCGACTTCAAGTGGCGTAAATCAGAGTTTTTTCTACTTCCACCTCTTATGGAACAAAAACGCATCGTTCAAAAGATAGAAGAATTATATTCTTATTTTGATAATATCCAAAAAGCCTTAGAAGCGTGAAAACACGCTTCTAAAGTAATTTTACCAATTTACTACCTTATCTACAATTTTTTGCTGTTCACTTGCTGTACGGCGAAGATAAATGCGGGTTGTTTCAATACTTTCATGCCCCATAAGGTCGGCAAGTAGAGCGAGATCATTGAAACGGTCAAGAAAGTTTTTGGCAAAACGATGACGGAATGAATGAGGGTAAACCACTTCTTTGTTCATTCCATATTTTTCTGCAAAATGTTTGAGTTGTGATGCTATACCACGAGTGGTAATACGCTGCCCAAAACGATTTAGAAAGATATATCCAGATGTTAAGCCTTGGCCTTTTAACCATTTATCTGCCTCTGTTCGTAGAGTCTTAGGTATATATAACCTACGAATCTTTCCACCTTTACTATATAGGTCAAGATAACCTACACCGATATGTTCCGCTTTGATATGGAGCAATTCACTAACTCGTGCTCCGGTAGCAGCCATAAACCACACTATAAAATACCATTCATCATAACCATCTGTCTTAAGTCTGGCTTTGAGAAATTTATAATCTGCATCACTGATTACGTTTTCCAAAAAATTTTTCTGTTGTACCTTTACAAACTTCACTTTCAATTTTTCTTGCTTTGTAAACTCCAGATACTTGTTAATTCCCTGCAAACGAAGATTGACAGTTTGAGGTTTGAAGTTTTCGACTAAATACCCCTTGTATGCTAAAAGGTTCCTTTTGTTCACTTCCCCATAATGGTTGAGAAAATACTCTATAGTCCACACATACGAGTTAATAGTGTTTCTAGCAAGATTAGTTCTTGCTAAATGATTTTTGAATTTTGTTACCATACTACATTGATTTAAAATGAATATGATACATATTCCGAAGCATACCCGTTCACTTTCCGGCAGCTTATTAGGGTATAAAACCATACCTTAAAAGCGTAATTTTTATCCGTTCA